CATAACATACTCTGCTCACATCCTTACAAGCAATATCGAAGTTCTCAGAATTGTAATACTTCTCCAATGCAATAAAGTAATCTTTGTGGTTCTCTACTACTGGAGGTATCTTAACAATTACTTTCAGTCCATTACCTGAAGGAGAAGTAAAAACAGAAAAGGTATACTCATCCTTCTCAAATTTCTTCCGATCTGCGGTCATCTTCTTATCTGTCTCATACTTATCAAAGTCCAAACAGATATACCCGGAATGCTCCTTCAGACCTTTTGCGTTCCTATTAGTGAATGTTCCACTGAATAAGATTGCAGGAAGTTTAATTTTTAATGCATCCCTTTTCTCTTTGTTCTTCTCGTTTCTAATGGCTTCAACCAGTTCTTTGCTCTTACCACTTTTAATTCGATCTAATATGAAAGCTATATCCTTGTAAAAAGGTGTTGATGTAGTGTATAAATCTTTGAATATTGTTACCATAGTTTTATTATTGAGGAGATGCAAATGTAATTATAAATTCTAATTATTACACATTAACACATTATTTCTCTAATCATTTCAAATTTTAAAAAGAGAAGGTGCTGTTTTTTAAAAAAGTTTCGAAAACAATGTGCAATGTGTAACATTTTAGGTTAAGTTATTGATTATTAATACTTTAACCTATTTTCAATGTGTAACGAATGTGTAATGGAAGTGTAACAAAAAAACTGCTAATTTTCATTAGCAGTCTTATTATCAGCTAATTAACTAAAAAGGGAGATCATCGACCACTGGAGCGGATAATGATTTTACTACCGGTGCTGATCCAATAACATCTACTTTCCAACATTCAATAGTATTGAAATACTTTACTTCACCTTTTGGACTTTTCCATTCCCGACCTCTTAAATTGATTTCTAAGGATACTTCAGTTCCTACAGATAGATTATCAAGCATAACACATTTATCGTTCGTACATTGTACTGAGATATGCTGCGGATACGTTGGATTGTCATTAATGGTAATTACCAAATCTCGTTTCTTGAATTTATCGGATACTTGTTCTGTTTCACCGACTAACTTTACTTTGCCTTGTAGCTTCATTTTGTTTGTTTTTAATTTATTTTACCTAATTTATTATTTATTTTACTTGCATACTCATCGAGGTACTCTCTACATTTGACTACCTTGTCAATAATCTCCTGGACTAATTGGGAATCTGATTCCACATTATACGCAGTCCATCGTTCCTCAATCGGCATATCTGAGTAGATCACCTCATTACCATAGTTACATTCTTCAGGTGTATCACATAGACCATAGAATAGAATTGCTTTCGGCTTATTGTACAGATGCATGTATCCTCTTAGCTGCCATTCGTAATCTTTATCTAATCCGTTACAAGCTGCATGAAGTCCTTTCCTTCCCCATACCGACTTAACATCTACAATGGTATCATCTAACTGCACATCGCAAGTACCAGTAAAGTATTCATCTTCCTTTTGTTCATCGTTCTTAAATGCTAATCCTTTGTCTAAGACAGATGCCATTAAGTCAATACATTCAATCTCTACCATGTTGCCCTTATCGAAGTATTTAGAATGGATTTCTTCATTATCATTGGCATACCAGTTCTCTAAGTAAGTTTTACATCCTGCTGATAATTCTCCTTTAACCTTAGCATTGGACATAATTTGTCCAATTGCTGAGCATCTTATCTTAAATAATCGCATCTCTAACCTCCTTACTTAATTTATATTTGGTTTCTACCTGCTCAATTGTAGCTTTGCCCGAAGTGATTGCATCCTTTACTTTAATAAAGTTAGGACTGTCTAAGATCAGATCAGGTAATGTCTTAACTACTTTCTCAGATTTGATACGCAATGCATCAATGAACTCTCCGAATGCTTTGATCTTAATCACCACTAACTTGAATGATGTTCCAATCCATTTCTCTACATAAGGAGATCCGCTAAGATTAGTCAGCATTTTACTGTTTGTAGCATTCATGATCATCGGTTTGTAACCTTCAGTAAAGTGAACGATGGTATGTTCTTCAGTTCCTTCCTGACCTTTGACCATTTCTCGTTTGACATCTTTAACTGTTACGATACGTTCCTCGCCAGGTTGAAAGTCATACGATCCTAAATATAAAGGATTCTGTAATTTTTTCCAGTGTGTTAGTTGTTTTTCCATAGTTTTTGTTTTTTGTAAATGTAATTAATTTATTAATAAAGAACTGTAATATTTTACACTAAAATAGCAGATAAAGTGTGTATCTGTTTCAGCATTATACCGGATGTGAGCATTCGGGAATGTCTTTTGTATCTCCTTTAGTTCTGCGATCATTTCTTGCATCTTCCTGCTATATCATATTCGTTAATACAGAAGATGGTAACTGAATCGCAATACTGCTGATACTTCAATACATACTCAATCTTTACTGCTTTGATCTGTTGTTCTGATTCTTTGCTTTTGTTGATGTAACTTCCTGCATAGATCATGGTAATTAAGATTACTAATAGTAACCACTGGAGGTCTTTCTTCATACTTGATAAGTTTTATAGATTTGTGTGTAATGGTCAATTCTGCTGTCTTTCGGATTCATCTCCATGATACTGAACAGTTCTCTTTCGATTGCATTAATCTGAGCAATCCGTTCTTTCTTATCGTTACCTCTGAGAGTAGCTGAATGAATGGTAAAGTCCTCATATTTATTCTTTACATACTTATACGATAACTTCAGATGCTTTGCTGTTGTCTCAGGTGTCATGCCTTTAAGATAGCAATCGTAGACCTGTTGCTGTGAATTTGCTTGTGTTATTTTAGTCATTTATCGTTAGTTTATCTAAGCAATCTCCGCATACATCAATCGCTCTTAGGTTTATCATTAATATGTGTAAATCCCATTGTGAACATTCTTTTCCGCATTCATGACATTTTGTATCATTCTCGGCAGGGGTATCTAACTTCCAGTCATCATAACTCATATCAGGTTCTCCTCTCTTAAAGTCATCATTTGACAGAATGTAAACTCACCATCCTTTAACCTGGAATACAATGTACTTCTGCTAATGTTGAGCATCATTGAGATTGCTTTCTTACTGATGCCTTTTCGCTTAATGGATTTCTCCAGTACTTTTCCGTAGTTTATCTCTCTCATTAGTATTCAATTAGATGGGTTTCTCTTCTATACTTCATTTGGCTTTTAACATGGATAGTTACTTTATCCTTACTGTAGTAGAACAGTCTTTCTTCATTGCCGAACATCTCAAATGGTTCGTATACTTTAACATTGTAATCTGTTGCTAATAGATTCAGAATGTTATCATTTGGTACGAAGATTTTAGCTGTAATACCTTCGACATCTAATGTGTTAAGTAGTGTAACTAACTCATTAATTTTGTTTTGTGTTTCGTGTTTTGTCATAGTTTTTAATTGTTTTGGTTAAGGTTTGATTATTTCTGTTTCTAATGTATTTCATCCATGCAGAGTAACTTATGAATCTGTGATCAGGATGTGTGGTGGATTGTATTTGTATCATTTTTTTCTTAATTTCTTTGCATTGTTTTTGCGTATTTTTTTAGTTTCTAAAGCTATAACAGTTATTGCTTTGCCTATTCCGTTACCTGTATTGCGTGTTGCTCTCATGTTTAATTAATGTTTATAGGGTTATTTGAATTTTGTGATGCTTTTAAAGTAGCTGCACTACCTTTGTAGTTGTTTGCAGAAATAGAACTTTCTACTACACCTTTAGCACCTATAGCATCATAAATGCTTTTTGAACAATTAGATAAAGTACTTAATGCTTTTTCAACTGAATAATTCATTTCAATTGCAATTGCTGTTATTTGTGCTGTTTGTTTTTTAGTAGCTTTCATAGTTTTTTATATTTGTTTGATTTTGATAGGACAAATGTATATCTTATTTACATATCCTCGACATAAGTGTATGAAATATTTTATAACTGACTGATAATGAGCGAGAAAAAATTTAAAATAAATTGGAATAATTAGCAGATATGTAGTTTTTCTTATTTTATTAGGTATCTTTGAATGTGAAAAGAAACGATATACTTCTGTTTATCTACAATTCTAAAGCTGTCAAGTCATCGGCAATCCGCATCACCAAAGGAGATGACCTATATAATGACCTCTTATCTGAACTGTTGATTATCGTTGCTGAGATGGATATTGAATACCTGGTTAATCTTTATAATAAAAAGACATTAGAGATATACTGCTATAAGATTATGTACTACCAATATACTCAACCTCACATGGCTTTTTACAAAAAATATAGAAGCTGCGAAACAACAACAAAAGGAGAAGTATACGAAGATGATAACATTGATCAGATACATTCTGATGTAGTATTACTGATGAATAAGATAGAGAAGAAGATAGCACAGAAACGATTCCCGACAGAGTTCAGACTGCTTGAACTATACGTTGAGCATGGTACTTATCGCAAGGTGGGAGCATTGGTGGGTATATCGTTTAAGACAGTCCAGTACATGGTTAAAAATATAACAGAAAAAATAAAAACACAATATGATATTAGTTGTAACAAGTAGCAGAATAACAGGTCTGCAATACCATCGACAGATAGTTCCTTTTGCATCATTAGGGATAGAGGTAGAATTTACCTATAATGAATCTGAACTAACAGATGATTACTTAAAGAAGTTTAATTGTATATCCTTTCTGAGAGAGATCAAGTCTGATGTGACCAGGTACAAACGATTAGGATTAAAAGTACATTTCGATATTGATGATTATTGGGTACTACCAAAGAATCACAGTCTTTATCTTCAGTATAAGAATAATGGATATGCTGAAAGTACTATACAAGCATTAAAGGATGCTGACTTTGTTACTACTACTACTGATTACTTAGCAAGTAGAATCAAAGATTACAATCATAATGTGTATGTTCTACCTAATGCAATCAATACGGAGGAGGAACAATGGCAACCGAATCCAATAGAGGTAACACATAGCAGAATGAGATTCGGATATGTTGCAGGTGTTCATCATGTTGCTGATGTCGAGATGTTATATCCTGAACTAATGAAGCTGTATAAAGATGAAACGATCAGAGGGAAATGGCAGCTATTGACAGCAGGTTATAACTTTAACCAGGATGCAAAAGGTGAGATAACACCGAATCCATATTACAAGTATATTGAGCAGTGTTTCACCGGTGGATATCACCTATTGAACTTGAACTATAGAGAACTACTGATGTCGAATAGGGTGTTAGAGTTCAAAGATATGGATGAACCATACATGAGACTGAATGGTATGCCAATCTTAGATTATGGTAAGCTATACGATTCAATTGATGTGGCATTAGTTCCATTGATTAGTACAGAATTTAACCGGAACAAATCGCAGCTTAAACTTATCGAAGCAGGATTCAAAAAGAAAGCGGTAATCGTGTCCAATGTTATTCCTTACAGAGATGATATTACTCTGCACAATGTATTAGTATCTGCGGATAAGAAATGGAAGGATAATATTAAGTACCTGGTAAAGAATCCTAACAAAGTAGAAGATTTAAAAGAGAATCTATTTGAGTATGTATCGGCAAGGTATGACATTAAGATAGTGAATGTAGAACGTAAACAGATATTTGATAGATGGTTAGCATAGGAATAGGGATAACTACTTACAATCGACCTGAGTGTTTAAAAGAGTGCTTAGAGCATATCTATAAACATACGTTTACAAATAATGTAAAGATTTATGTAGCAACAGATACCGATGAAGATCGTAGAGGTGTAGCATTTAGAAAGAATGAATGTCTCAGATCTTTAAAGAATTGTGACAATATCTTTCTATTCGATGATGACTGCTATCCGATTAAGGATGGATGGATTGACTTCTGTATTAATGAAGGATCAGAGCATTTATTATTCATGGATGATAAGTTTCACAGAAAGATGGATGATAAAAACTACTTAGATTGTGGAGGTGTATTTATGTTTATGACTAAAAAAGTAATTGATAGAGTGGGTGCATTTAATGAAAAATTCATGCAATATGGCTTTGAACATGCAGAATATTCCAATAGAATAACAGGTCAAAGAACGCATTATCCTACAAATATTAACTTAAAAGATTATATTTATGCTCACGATTACTCAACACCGAATCATAAGAGTAGTATAACTGATGAAGAGAAACAAGTGTGTATCAAAAATAATTGGGATAAATTCTTCAACGAACCTATTAAAAGTGTATTTTTACCATTATGAGAATCTTATTCAAATATACTACGAGATCAAGACGATCTAACTTTCTAAGAGGGTATGATTCTATATTGAATAACATAGCTAATAGAGAAGATTATCATGTACTGATCTCAGTTGATGGAGATGACCAGAGTATGTCACCTCTTCCGGTATTAGATGGTAACCATACATTCGTAGTGGGTAGAAGTAAGAATAAGATTGATGCTATCAACAGAGACATTAACGAGTTCGATTATGATTGGGATATTCTTATTAATATGTCTGATGATATGATATTCACTAAGAA